GTACAGTTCAATGTGTACGTCATCTATTTTGTAGTAAACTTTGCCGTCTGCCGCAAAGTTGTCACTGCCCGGCAGGAGATAGCAGATAAAAGGCGGATTAGGACTTTCTCCCTCGCTGAAATGATCGCAAGCGTAGGGCAGTCCTATCTCATTCAGAATTGAAATAATCTTATCCATACAGTCACCCTTTCAATGCTTTTTCGATGGCTTTTTCAAGTGCCGTGATGCCGTGTTCCTCGGCAGGTGCAATATGTGGCTGGGCTTTCGTTCTGCCGCCGCCACGCTTGGCATGACCAAACTCTAAAAGGTGTGCCAACTGATAGCGGTTTTTAGAATGAACAGTAACTTCCAGTTTTTCGGAGGACTCCTTTGTTTTCTTGACTGCCCAGCTTTTCGCATAGGCACCGGTCTTTTTCGGCGCGGTGTCTTGTATCTCTTTCCGCACATCGTTTCCGGCTTTTCTGACAGCCTTTTTCATATCGGCAGTTGCCAGATTCGAGTATTCTGTCAGACCTTTCATAACCTCATCGGCGAGGTCGTCAATCTTTACCGTCTTGCTCATGCTATCTCCTTGCCTTTCTGCATCGAAACTTGATGCACTTCTTTTTGTAGTTCATGTGGTCAACAGCAACAATGTTGTAAATTTCATCATTGAACAAAATACGATGGCTTGTCGTGACGACATTCGCCGTCTGTCCGCACCAACGTACGGTAAAGGTACAATCCGCATCTTCTACTGTTGTCCCCGCAACAGCTGTTTCTTTGCCGCTTCTGCCGCTTTCTCCGCCCACCGTTGCATAGCATGAAAATTCATCATTCCAACTGCCCGTATGGTTGCCGATAGGGTCAGTCAGAACGGCATTTCTCTGAAAAGTAATACGCTGATTCAGCAGTGCTATCTCCATCAGAATTCCTCCCTCCGGCTGCCGAAAAGCAAGGCTCTGAGAGATAAGGTCAAAGCCTTGTAATCAGCTTCTTCACGGTGTTCATAGAAATAGGCGACAGCATACAGGATAGCCACTTTTGCGTTCTTTTCAGATTTCAGCATGGTTCTGTCATCGGTTCGCATAACGTCCAGACACAGCGACTCGGCCGCATAGATATAACTGCGGATAAGCGTATCATCTTCGTTATGGTCGACACGCAGAAAAGTTTTGACTTCCTTGACCGATACTGTCATGCCGTCACCTCATCAAGGTTTGGTGCTCTTGGTTGCGGTGATTTTCAGAATCTGTACGGCTTCTGGAAGTACCAGTTTGCCGTCAACTCGCTCTTTTGCCACAAAACCAACCATGTCATTTCCTGCGAAAAGTTCGGTCAGCTTTTTGAAAGAACGAGTACCTCTGTCACCGATGTTGTAGTAGCTGTAATCGCCAAAGGCAATCATACCCGTCGGTGCATACTCAGAAGTATAAACAGGATAGCCTGCGAGTCTTTCGGGTTCTCCGTCTTTCAGCGACTGCTGCCACAGATACTGTCCGTCCGAATCCTTGAGAGTGCGGACTGTTGCCAGAATTTTGTCATTCATGATGAAAGCCGCTTTTTTGCGGTAAGGTCTTTTCAGGGCATACACAAGGTTAATGATGTCATCACCTTTGAGAGCAGTGGTCGTTGCCGCCACTTTGCCGCCGCCCGTTGCTGCGAAAATACCTGTCGGCTTGCCCTGACCGTTGCCGTTGAGGAAAGCGTCTTCTTCCGCATTGGCAAGTGCTCTGCCGAACTGCGTGGTAATGTAGCTTTCAAGTCCGAAAGAGTTGTCGTACAGCAATTCTTCTGTAATTTTGATAGCCACATGGAGTTTATGTGCGTCCAGCAAAATCTGGTCAAAAGTTGCATCGCCCCAGACAAGCGGTTCGCCTTCTTCAATCCACGATGCCGCAGGTTTGGTGGCGGCAATATTGATTTTGTGGTCGCCGCCGGTCTTGATTTTCGTGCCGAGAGTACGCATGATGTTTTCGCTGTTCAGCACCTCAATAATGCGTTTGTCGTACTCTTCGGGAACGAGATAACCGCCGTCTGCGTCCGTGCCCTCCTGCAAAACATTTGACACATTGCGGAAATTGCTGCGGAGTGCCGCTAACATTGCGTTCTTGTAATCCTCACTTGCTCTGCCCGTGCCGCCAATCTCACCCTTGAAAGGCTTTGATGTAAGCGGAGTGTTCATCGGCTTGGAAAGTTCCTGCTCCAAAGCGTCCTCTCTCTGCATACGGCTGATCTCACGGGAGATGTCCTGAATGTCCTTTTCCATACCCTCATAGACGGCATAGTCTGCATCGTTCAGGACACCGTTTTCATTCTTGTGGGCGGCCGCAAAAGCACGAGCCGCCTCGATTGCCTGATTTCTTTTTTCAATCATCTGCATAATGGTCATGTCAAATTCCTCCTCATCTCATCAGTTCGTTTACTCTGTTCTGCACGGCAGAATAGTTATACCCTGCGGCAGTGAGTTTCTTTCTGCGTTCCTCGCCGTTGCCCCATTTACCCTGAATGACCTCACGGGCAAGTTCGTCAATAGACTTCTGCGGTGTCTTGCCGGAAAGCAGTTCGTTCACTCTGTTTTGAACTGCGGAATAGCTGTAGCCTGCGGCAGTGAGTTTCTGCTTGCGTTCCTCTCCGGCACTCCATTTTCCTGCGATGACCTCTTTCGCAAGTTCATCCACGGATTTCTCGTTTGTCTGTGAAGCGGAAGTTGATGTTGTTCCGCTCCATCTGGGACGGTAAAAAGCATATACAGTGCCGTCACTGAGGTATCTTGTTTTTCTCTTGAAAGTAGATGTGCCAGCCCAATTGTAGCTGTAGCCGTCCACATTGCCTTCAAGTGTCGTGATGGCATTGCCGTTCACACTTTCTACGATGCCGACATGGTCGCAGAAATACTTGTCCTGATAGGGATAATCAGCGTAACGCATGAAGAACAAATCGCCTGCCTGTGGTGCTTTCGTGCCTTTCTTGAACCAGTCACCGTACTTGCCGTCCGAGGTTCGCGGCACATCACCTGCACCGCCGTTGACCGACTTGATGTACTTGCCGATAAAGCCGCAGTCTTTCATGATGGCTGAAACTGCAAACGCACACCAGTCATAAACTGCACCAAGTCCAAGGTTGGTTTTGCAGACAAAATTGCCGTTTGTGCCGATATAGCCCTTCGCCGTGTTCAAAAATCTTTCTCTGTCTGTCATAGTAAAAGTCCTCCTTAAGTGAATTTTTTGATGGTATCCAAGCGGTCAAATATCTCTTTTACGGAGTGCCCGTCAGATTTCCTTGTCAGCTTGTTCAGCAGATTGCTGTTGACAGTCTTTCGGGAAAATAAAAAAGAGGACGCTGTACTTTGCTCCTCTTCATCGGGTGTATTTTCCTGTTCATCATCTTGTTTCTTGCCGAAAATACCGTCCGCAAAACCGAGTTCAATAGCCTTGTTTGCATTCATCCATGTTTCCGATTCCATCAGCTTTGACAGCTTTGCACGGGACAAGCCTGTTTTCAGCTGATAGGCATTGATGATGCTTTCCTTGACTTCGGCAAGCATATCAATGGCTTTTTGCATTTCGTTGTGATCACCGAATGCAATTGTGGCGGGATTATGGATCATTAGGATTCCCGTTGGGGACATCAAGACTGTATCTCCTGCCATAGCGATAACACTTGCCGCAGATGCCGCAATAGCGTCAATTTTGACAGTGACCTTGCCGGGATATTCCGACAGCATATTGTATATCTGTGCCGCTGCTACACAATCGCCGCCTGGTGAGTTGATATAAACCGTAATGTCACCGCTGCCGGAAAGCAGTTCGTCCTTGAACATTTTAGGTGTCACATCGTCTGCGTACCAAGATTCCTCTGCGATAGTGCCACGAAGTTCAAGTATGCGTTCCGTGGTTTCTTCCTCTGCATCGTTGCGAACTTTTCTGTTCTTCCAATTCCAAAACTTATTCATCAGTAGTTTCCTCCCTTCCATTTTGATAAAAAGCTCCTGCCTGTTTCAATGGGAGCATATTGCCGTTGATGAGGTAGAGATTGCCGCCCTCCTCATCGGGTATCAGGTCTTGCTGTTCAAGACTTCGTATATCGTTCGCCGACATCCAGCCGTTCTGTCTTGCTGTTGCATAACCGTTCATGCGGCTTTGGTAATCACCACGCAATAAGCCGTCAACATTGAATTTGGCAAAGTACACACCTTTTTCATCGGGCAGTAACAGTGTTCTTTTGATGGACTGTTCCCATCTTACCACCCAAGGGTCAAGGGTGTATTTGACAAATTCAAGGCTCTGCTGTTCGATATTGGAAAAGCTGGATTTTTCGAGGTCGCCTATCATGTGCGGAGGTACACGAAATATTCTTGCAATCTCGTCTATCTGAAATTTTCTCGTTTCCAAGAATTGAGCTTCATTCGGAGAAATAGAAATAGGGGTGTATTTCATGCCCTGTTCGAGGATAGCAACCTTGTGCTTGTTCTCACCACCAAAACCCTTATTCCAGCTTTCACGCACACGCTCCGGCTCTTTGACCGTTCCCGGAAATTCCAGTATTCCGCTTGGTGTTGCACCGTTTGCAAAAAACTTACTGCCGTATTCCTCTGTGGCAATAGCAAGTCCTATCGCATTTTTTGCCATTGCTATCGGAGAATATCCGATGGTCCCATCGAACCCCAAGCCTAGGATATGCAGTACTTCGTGCGGTGACAGCTTGACCGTAGAACCGCTGTTGATAGGTGCATCTTCCTGACTGACCATGTATTCATACACGATGTTTCCGCTTTCGTCACGGTCAACATCCTTTCCACTGTTCTTTTCAGTATTCTCGTGTCAAATCCAAAATCCTTGTAGCCCTGAATGCAGGTCGCCAGATAATAGGGTGTCGGCAAACCGACCTCTCGTCCCTCGGTCATGATGTAGGCGAAACATTCAAGTTCAGCTGTTGTTTTCTCGTCAAACGCCGTGACCGTGAGGGTGAAGTTGTGCTTGTAGTAGAATTTCGGAAAGCCCTCATACCTGTCAAGTGCCTGCTCATCTTCCGGTGTGACTTCCCAGATTGCTACCGGAACCTTGCTGCCGATTTTCGGTTCGATGGTGAGGTAATATCCCGTGCCGCTTCCTCTGAAGTACAGGGTGTTGTGTTCAAGCACCGCTGTTCCGATGGGGACTGCGTTCGGGCATCTGCGAACCATCTGTGCTACATTCAGATTGCTGCCATAAGCGATGTAATACCTTTTGCTCATTGTAACTCATCCTTTCTCGAAGGAATGTCATTTCCTTTTCGGTATGCACATATTACCTCTGTTTGAAAGTGTTATCAAGTCAATGTTCACACATATATCCGACAAACATTTTGCAGCGGTTTTGTACATTCCGGCTGTTAAGGAATAGCCTTCTACCACCTAAAGACCGCCGTCTGCGGCGGTCGGGTGTTGGGGGGCAGGAGGCTGT